CGAACGCTTTAACCATAGATAATGTAACACTTAATTTGAATAGTGGTACAACCTTTGATGGTAGTGGAGCAAGAACTTTATCTGCAAAAACCGCAGCAATTGCAGATGGTGGAACTGGACTTGCAACCGCAGACCAAATCCATACATTCTATACTGCAGGTGGTAGTGATTTAGCAACTGCATTAAATACAGATTTGGGTGGTAACTTTACAATAGGTAATCAATCAAGTGATACTGCTACATTTAGTGGTGGTGTTATTGTTGATGGTAACTTAACTATTAACGGTACACAAACTTCACAAAATGTAACAAACTTATTAGTTGAGGATAAATTCATCCTACTAAATAGTGGTTCTGCAAGTGGTGATGGTGGTATCGTAGTTCAGACTCATAGTGGATATAGTGGTAGTGCATTATTCTATGACGATAGTGCATCTCGTTGGGGATTAACAAAAGCTGATGATACTGCACAAAGTGCAACAAGTGCAACACCAAGACAATACATTGTTTCGGTAAGTGGTTCAACCGCAGCACCCGCACATGGAAGTAATCCACAAGATTTTGGTGGAGCATCAGGTAACAGAATAGGTATGATGCATATAGAGACAGATACTGGAGATATCTATATTTGGTCATAAAAACAATAAAGGTTTATAATGGGAATAGTTAAAAATCAAAAGACGGGAGTAAAACAAGATACTCTCGTCTTTTCACAGAAAGAAATTGAATTTCTTTTATTCTTGATTCAAGAAGGAATGATACCTGGTAAGAGATTATCAGAGGCAGTTCAAGTAGTTGAGAAACTACAACGAGAGTATAGTAAAGTAATTAATCAATAACTTATTGGCCTTGGTGTGGCAATCAAGGAAGTGGGCCGAAAAGGTAACCAACCATAAGGAGATAAAATAGATGCCAAGTTGGAAAAAAGTAATCACGAGTGGTAGTAATGCCATACTCAATAATATTACCACATCTGGTAATATATCAAATGTATCAGGTGATTTTACACTTGATGTGGCGGGTGATATTATACTTGACGCCGATGGTACAGATATTATCCTTAAAGATGGTGGTACTGAATTTGGTAGTTTTAAAAGAGCATCTTCAGATTTTGTAATAAAATCTGCAACAAGTAATAAAGATTTATTATTCAAAGGTGTTGACGCAAGTTCCACTATAACTGCATTACAATTAGATATGTCAGAAAGTGGTGATGCATATTTCAATAATGATATAAGTGGTTCAACAATTAGAGCGAGTGGAGATGTTATTGCATTTAATTCATCAGATGAAAGATATAAAGATAATATACAACCAATATCAGAACCATTATGGAAATTAAATCAAATAGGTGGTTATGAATTTGATTGGAATGATAACCAAGATGTTTATGAAGGACATGATGTTGGAGTTATTGCACAAGAAGTTCACAAAGTTTTACCTGAAGTAGTAGGTGAAAAGAATGATGGTTACTTAGGTGTTAAATATGAAAAGATTGTACCACTTTTAATAGAAAGTGTCAAAGAATTAACCAAAAAAACTAAAAAATTAGAACGAGAATTGAAAAAATTAAAGCGAAAATAACCATTTTGGTGTTTTAAATTAATACTTATATATAAACTTAAAAGGAGTTATAATATGGCGAAAGAAATTAAATTTACTGAAGAAGAATTAAAATCTTTGAGAGACTTAAGAGACAATTATGCTACTACTCAACTATCTTTAGGTCAGTTAGAAGTTCAGAAGATGTTGTTAAATCAACAACAAGAACAACTTGCAGACCAAAAGTTGGAGTTAGAAGTACAATATGTAGAAATTCAAAAAACAGAATCTTCCTTAGTAAATTCGTTAAATGAAAAATATGGGCCAGGTAACCTTGACCCAGAAACAGGTGTTTTTACACCAACCGAAAATAAATAAGATTACTTAATAGTAATCACAAGGGAGAAATAAAATGGCAGAAAGAATCGTTAGTCCTGGTGTATTTACACAAGAAAAAGATTTATCTTTCTTACCCCAAGGGATTTCTGAAATTGGTGCGGCATTTATAGGGCCAACATCAAGAGGGCCGGCATTCGTACCGACTCAAGTTAGAAACCTTCAAGAGTTTGAAGATATGTTTGGTGGACTAAACAAATCTTACTACACACCTTACGCAGTTAGAGAATATCTAAAATCTGCAGGTTCTGTTACTATTGTTCGTGTTCTTGGATTAGGTGGATATGAAAATGACTATGTGGCAATTACAATTAGTGGCTCAGTCGCTAATAGTAATTATGTTGCAGCAGTATTGAAACCATCAAGAGGTGCTTCAGACCCAGACTCATATGATATTAAAGGGCCTACAAGTGCATCAATTACAGGAGATTGGGACGATGCAACACTTACATTGAAAGGGACTGCAATCAAATTTAATTTTGATACAGGTTCAGCTCAGTATATTGAGAATGTGTTCAGTTCAGACCCACAGAGTTCAGGAACTGCAGTCGTAAACAAAGTTTACTTATCAAGTAACTTTAAACATGCACAATCAAGTAATGGATTCCACTTAACAACAGGTGTAAATGGAAATGGGCATGCAGCCCCAATAGCTGTTGCTAGTGGAAGTGATGACTTTACACATGATTACAAAGTTGCGACATCACCTTCCATACAATCACAATTAATCAATGGTTCAAGAACAGACTTATTTAAAGTTAACACTCGTTCACATGGTTCAAATGTTAATCATCTTTACAAAATTGGTATATCCGATGTTAAAGAACCTGCAGATGTTGCAGGTAGTGACTATGGTTCATTTACCTTAAGTGTTCAAGTGAACAATCCAGGTGAAAGTGATGATGGAACAATCTTAGAAAGTTTCCAAAATCTAAATTTTGATGAGGATTCAGTAAATTACCTACCAAGAGCAATCGGTGATAGATATGTAACAATAGATACAAATGGAAAATTAACCTACAATGGTGATTATCCAAATAAATCAAAATACATCTATATTTCTGATTTTGGAAATCTTGAAGGTATTTCAAAAGGATTAGTTCCTATGGGATTTGGTAAGTTGAGTACACCAGTTAAACATGGTGACGCGACCGCAGCGTCTGGTTCAACTTTAGTACCAAATGTACAATTCAAGACATCTCAGTTAAATGATAGAAATGAGTTCAACTCAAATGTGTATGTAGGGTTTGATTTCGTTAATGAAGATAGTAAACAATATCTTGCACCATTACCTGCTGCATCGTCAGTTGGTACTAATGTAAGTTGGTCGTTAGAAGACTATAATGGTCATACAGACGCATCAACATTAGGTGGTACTTATTCAGATGGTACTGAAAAAGTAACATTAGCATTGTCACACTACAAACAAAGAAAATTCGTCCTACCAGTTCAAGGTGGATTTGATGGATTTAATCCAGCAAAAGCCAAGAATGTAGGAAATGACATTTCAGCAACAAACACACAAGGATTTGATTTAAGTACAGGAACCGCAAGTGGTTCAGTTGCTTATAAGAGAGCATTAAATGCAATCTCAAATCCAGATGAGTTTGACATCAACATGATAGTGACACCTGGTGTTATTCATGAATATCATCCATCAATAACCAACAAAGCTATAGATGTTGCAGAAGCGAGAGCAGATGCATTCTATGTTATGGATGGTTCAAGATGGGGTCGTTCAGTAGATAACGCTATCCAAGATATTAAGGCATTAGATACTAACTATGCAGCAACTTATTATCCATGGGTCAAAATCCAAGATGTTAATTCAAACAAACCAACATGGGTTCCACCATCAGTTGTATTACCAGCGGTAATTGCAAATACTGATAGAGTTTCTCATGAATGGTTCGCACCTGCAGGTCTAAATCGTGGTGGTTTAGGTCAGTTTGGGGTATTAGAAGCAAAAACAAGATTGACTCATTCAGAGAGGGATGACCTTTATGAAAACAGAATCAATCCAATCGCTTCATTCCCTGCACAAGGTGTAGTTGTGTTTGGACAGAAAACACTTCAAGGAAAACCAAGTGCTCTTGACAGAATCAATGTAAGAAGACTATTAATTAGACTTCGTAAGTTCATTGCTTCTTCTTCAAGATACTTAGTCTTTGAACAGAACACTGCAACTACAAGAAATCGTTTCTTGGGTATTGTGAATCCGTTCTTAGAACAAGTTCAAGCAAATAGTGGTTTAACTGCATTTAGAGTAGTAATGGATGAATCAAACAACACACCAGATGTTGTTGATAGAAATCAGTTAGTAGGTCAGATATTTATCCAACCTACAAGAACTGCTGAGTTCATTGTACTTGACTTCGTAGTACAACCAACAGGAGCAACATTTCCTGAGTAAGTTTAACTTATAAAGTGACTTATAATAAAAAACCCCAGTCTTACGATTGGGGTTTTTTTGTTTATGTTTGACTTTATAATGTGTTCATTTTATATCACTTCCTTTAGTTTTTTAATAAATTCTTTGAATAATTTCTTCTACTTCTTCATCGGTAAAACCAACAACATTATAACAATTTAAGAAGTCATAAATAGTAAAGAAGTCAGTATCATCTAATAGGTTTTCATAACCTTGTTTATTACCACCTTCATTAAAAGCCAAAGTTTCTCTTTTATTTTCATAGAGATTAACTATAGCAGTTTCTTGTTGTTGTGTAAACATCTCAATATTTTGTTCTATTTGTTCTTTTGTAAATCCTTCGGTAAAATTTGGTATTGTTAAATTTGTAATCATAATCATATTCCTTTCATTTCTATCTTTAATCACATAATAATATACTAAAGATAAGCATCAATGTCAAGCTTTTTTCTTAAAAAACTTCAAAAAAACTTCTAAGATTATAATATTATTGTAATACACTTTTTTCACTTTCTTTATATTTATTAATGTAATAAGTAAACTAGCCTAATTGGAGAAAGAAAATGGCCGAACTAATAGACCCAAATGAAATTTTTTATACCCCATTTGAACCTAAAACGAAAAATAGGTTCATCATGTATATTGATGGAATACCAGCATATCTTGTAAAGACAGCTAATAGACCAACAATAACTTTTGAAGAAATTGTATTAGAACATATCAATGTTAAAAGATATGTCAAAGGTAAAGGTGCATGGGAGACTTTAGAAATAACTCTCTATGACCCAATCGTTCCAAGTGGTGCACAAGCAGTAATGGAATGGGTAAGACTACATCATGAATCAGTAACAGGTCGTGATGGATATTCAGATTTCTATAAAAAAGATATTACCTTTAATTTATTAGGGCCAGTAGGTGACAAAGTTGAAGAGTGGACATTGAAAGGTGCAATGATTCAATCTGCTAACTTTAATGATTTAGATTTCGCAAATGGAACAGATGTTGCAGATATCAGTCTTACATTAAGATACGATTACGCAATATTACAATTCTAATAACAAACGGAGACATATGAAAATGTGGGAAATATTCAAGGATGACAATGAGTACAATGAGAAATCAATAATTGGTTTCGGTGCATTTACAATAATGGTTATTTTCGCAGGTGCAGATGTTGTTACTGGTATCATGGGTAAAGATTTAGTTATCAATGATGTAGTGTACAATTCATTCCTATTCACTACTTTAGGTAGTTTTGGAATCGCAGGTGCAGAAAAAGTTCTTGGAAATAAAAAATAATTAAGATTTTTTAAAATTCAAAAATAGTTATAAATATATGGTTTTAAATTCAATTCTTAATCAAGGAGATTAATAACATGGCAGAAAATCAGTACGCATTTCCTACTGAAGTGCTATCTTTACCATCAAAGGGATTATTGTATCCCAAAGATAGTCCTTTAAGTAAGGGAGTGATTGATGTAAAATACATGACAGCAAAAGAAGAAGACATCTTAACATCACAGAATCTTATACAACAAGGAGTTGTGATTGATAGATTATTAGAAAGTGTTATTGCAACACCAGGAGTTAAATTAGAAGATTTACTACTTGGTGATAAGAATGCAATAATGATTGGGACTCGTGTTTTAGGATATGGTAAAGATTATCCTGTAACATTAACAGACCCAGATACAGGTGAAGAAGTAGAAACAGAAGTTGATTTAACTAAACTTGAAAATGTTAAGTTTGACGAATCAGTATTCAAGGGTGAGAATAAGTTCTCATATGAATTACCTAATTCAAAAACATCAATTGAGTTCAAATTGTTAACACACAAAGATGAAGTTGAAATTGATTTGTTACTACAAGGTTATGAAAAGGCAACACAACTTACAGGTGTAAGTAATGAGTTATCTCTTCGTATGAAACACCAAATCGTTTCAGTTAATGGTAACACAGACCAAAAGGAAATTGATAATTTTGTAGATAATCAATTCCTATCTTTAGACACTCGTGCATGGAGAAAATATGTGAAGTCAATTCAACCTGATGTAGAAATCAGTATAAACTACAAGAGTAAAGTTGGTAAAACACACAGAATACCACTCTCTCTTGGGATTGACTTTTTTTGGCCAGCCGGCGAGTAACAGGCCGGCAATACACGAAGAAGTCTTCAGTCTAATATATTATGGACAAGGTGGGTTTACTCACTCAGAGGCATATAATATGCCCATTCCGCTCAGAAGATTCTATTTACAACAAATAGTTAAGTCTGTAGATGAACAGAAAAAAGAAATAGAAAAGACCCAAAAGGGTGATGGTGGAATTCAGATGCCACAATTCAAAAAGTAATGGTTCTTGATATTTATTACTGATAAAACAGGAGTCAAAATGTCTAAAATAGTAATCAAAGAAAAAAAAGTGATAAGAGAATTTATTGGGTCGTTGTTCAAAGCGATTGGACAAAGGAAAGCCAAAAAAGATGTTATCAAAAAGATTTCAAAAGACCCTGTAATCAAAAAGAGTCTAATCCAAATAAATAAAATTGACCAACAATTAGAAAAGTATCTTGATAAGAAAATGGAAGACCCAAATTGGGTATCAGATATGGAAGATTTAGGATTTGATACAGACTTACTAAAATAATTTAAATAAATAATCGGTTATAATAATTTAAATTGAGAACCTATGGCAAATTCAGACAAAGCAAAGAAAAACTTTGAAGACATAAAAGAGTCGGTAAAAGAAACTCAAGATTTCATTAAGGAAATGTCCAAAGAATTTCCTGATGTAATTAACTACGCCAAAAGACTTGCAGCAACTTTCTCAGATGCAAAAAAATTATCAAGTGACCAACTTGACACCTTAAAGAAAACTAATGATATCACAAGAGATATATTAGGTAATCGTAAAAATATACATAAAGAAAGTTTTGAAACAAAAGATTTAGATGAATTATCTGCAAAATATGCAAAAGAAGGATTAGGTAATAGAAAGAAAATCCTTCAAGTATTAAAACACGAACAAAGAATCCAAAAATCCATAAATAACCAAATCAATGCATCGGCAAACGCTGCAAAGAAATTTGGAGATAATATTACAAGTGGTGTACAATCAATACCATTCTTTGGTAGTTTTTTATCTACTGCACTTGGGTTGGATAACTTAGGTAGTGATATAAGTGATAGTTTAAGAAAAGGGATGGCTCAAAATAAACAAAGTTTTTATTCTGCTGGTGGTTTCGTAGGTGAGGCACTTGGTAGTGGTATAACAGATATGTTTAGACAAAAAGAACTTGATGAAAAAGATATATTAAATATTGATAAATATAAAGCATTTCTTACTGGAGTAAATCAAGGTAAGGTTAATCTTACTCAAGAAGAATATGAAGCTGTAACAGATGTTAATAAAGGGTATAAATATTTTAGAGACAATATTCTTAAAGTTAAGAAAAGTTTTTCAGAATTAGAACCAGTACAAGAAAAAGTTAATAGATTATTTGAAGATTTAAGAAATCCAAATAAAGATGGTTTATTTGGTGGTATGTTTTCATCAGTAAAGGGTACAAGAGACATTGGGTCAATAATGAGTATGGTTGGAAATTTATTTATAACACAACCATTCCAAAGAATGTTAGGTAATAGAGGTGCCTTAATGGGTAAAGTTGTGGGTGGTTCATTTGTAGCTGCATTTGGTGTAATTATAAGTAAAAAATTCGGACAAGGATTTCAAGCACTTACAGGTACTAATTTTTTAAGAAGTTTCCTACCAGGATTTGAAGCCTTTAGAAGTAACTTTGGTGATGTAAGTAAATTCAGTACAACAACTGCATTTAACACTGCATTAATGAAATTTTCATTTGGAGTATCTGCAGATGATTCATTAAAACTTGCAAAACAGATGTCTATAATATCAGGACTATCTGTAGAGAGTGCACTTGCACAACAGAGGTCAATTGCATTTCAAGCTAGAATGGCAAATGTAGTACCACAAGATGTTATCAAGGATATGGCAGATAATCATGAGTTGATTGCAGAATATTCTAAAGATGGTGGTTTGAACATGGCAACTGCAGCGATTGAAGCTCGTAAACTTGGAATGAGTTTAAGTGATACTTCAAAGATTGCATCATCATTATTGAATTTTGAAAGTAGTATTGAGAGTGAATTAGAAGCCTCATTATTAATCGGTAGACAATTAAATCTTAATGAAGCTCGTAGACTTGCAATTACAGGTGACCATGCATCTTTAATGAAAGAAATTGTAAGACAAGTTGGAAGTGAAGAATCACTACAACGAATGAATGTGATTCAAAGAAAGGCACTTGCAGATGCAATTGGTGTTGAAGTTTCTACATTACAAAAAATAACTCAAGGTGGTCGGGTTAGTTTTAAAAATGATGCCATTGATAAAATGGTAAGTGTATATAATAAGTCAATACCATATCTAAAATTTCTTGGTGTTGGTGGATTAGGTCTTTATATATTTAATTTAGGTAAAACTTTGATGAATGCATACCGAGCAACATTCCAAAATACGGTTGCAACTGATAGAAATACCATGGCACTTTATGGTGGTGCAGTTGGTGGTGGTCGTGGTGGTGGAGGCCCAATGATGTTAGGTGGTAAACGAGTAGGTAGATTAACCAAAGGTGGTGTACCTGATATGAGAGACCCTGTTAATAAAAAATTATTCGGTAGTGTTGCAAATAGAAATGCACAATATGGTATGAATAATTTAAGTAGAAGTATGGGTGGTGCATCAAGACTTGCAGGAGCAGGTAGATTATTAGGAACATATGGTGGCCCAATCGCAGGTGCGATGGGAGCAATGGACTTGGCAGGTGGATTACAATCAGGAAACACTTCACAAACAAGAAGTGGAGCCTACACTACAGGAGGAGCTGCAGTAGGTGCAGCAGTTGGTTCAATTGTACCAGGAGTTGGAACCATGATAGGTATGGGTATTGGAGCATCACTTGGATATGTGGGTGGAGCAATACATAACTTTGTGGCATCACAAAACAAAAATAATAGTAATACTGGTGGTATGGTTGACTTATTATCATCCATAGATAGAAAGTTAGAAAAACAAACAATGGCAATCAATGACCTTGGTGGAAGTATATAATGAGTTTATTAGATAAATTAAAAACAAATTTAAGTTCATTTGATTATTCAAAAGTAGGAACTACTAAAAA